TGATATACAATAGAGAACATGAAACATGTTTAAAAGGATATAATAAAAAACTTAGACGTATTTCTTTTAGCCATTGTATATAACAATATAGAAATGTTCGGTTCTCGGATTATTCTCGCAGTAACCGCTATTTTCGCATTAATTATGCCGTTCAGTGCTGATACAGTATGCCCAACTGTTACTAGTCCAAATGCTGACCGGAGAACCGATAAAAATACGCTCCGCATAATGCAATATAACGTGGAGTGGTTATTCACCGACTATTATAAAAACGCTGATTGTCCGGGCGAGAATTGCACGTGGAAGAACGAAACCGCGGCGCAAACCCATTTGACTTATGTGGCAAACGTAATAAACGACGTACAGCCTGATATAATCAACTTATGCGAGGTGGAGGGCTGCGACGAATTAAACGAAGTGATACACCAGACCACTGCGGAATATAACCCCTATTTGATACTCGGGTCTGATACTTCTACCGGACAAAACGTCGGAATGTTGACCAAAATAAACCCATCTATCAGTCTATACAGATCCGAAGAACGCGTCAGTTATCCAGTTCCTGGTTCAAAGTGTGGATATACCGGTTCGCCCGGAACATCGGGGGTGACGAAACACTACATTACTGAATTCCATTGGTCTAATATGAAGGTTCTCTATATTGGTCTCCATCTTCTGGCATATCCAACGGATACGACCCGATGCGCTGAAAGAGAAGCACAGGCGACTGTTATTCAGAATATCATTGTTCCGTATATACAGAAGGGGTATGAAGTGATAGTAATGGGCGATTTTAACGATTTTGACGAAGATCCGCTAGACGCCAATAATAATAAGCCCATCTCACAAGTTCTTGATATTGTGCGTGGAAAAAATACAAATATATACCAGTTATACAATGTTGCGACGACTATATCCAAATCTGACCGCTATTCTGATTGGTGGGACAAGAATGGTGACTGCAAATCAACCCCCGATGAATTCTCAACTATTGACCATATGTTGGTAACTCCTGGATTACAATCAAAAATAAAGAGCGCGTATTATTATCACAAATATGAAGAGTTCTGTGGAACATATAACTCTGACCACTACCCATTAATTTTGGAACTGGGCATGTAATGTCAATTTTGATTTTACACTATTTCTCATATATCCAATGAAAAATTGAACGTTTTCATTGAAATGCAATTGCAACTAATTCAACATGTCATCTCACGTTACTACTCAGCATATGGAAGCAGCAAATGCTCTTCTTCAACTTGCTCGTTCAGATAAACCAATCGCATCAAGATACTACCTTAGGAACAGAAGTAAACTAAATCAACCGAAACCCCCAAGACGGAGTTGTCGCGATTATAGTAGAAACGCTTCTGCTACACTTGAAGACATAATTGCTGCGGTTGCTACATTTGACCACTTAATCCCATCGCCACCTAAAACCGTAGTCTCTGCACGATATCTTAGAGATAGACATAAAATAAACAAACCAGATAGATTGTTGTATTCAGAAAAATAAAATACATTCTTTCAATTAGGAAAAATAAAACCAAATAAAAAATGGCGTTATGCTATTTTTTATTGTAAACGTATACATTGCAAACATTGACCCAATGTCCTAATGTCCTAATGCCACATTAAATATCTAATGAAATTGTATTTTTATCTGAGCGGTTCTTTCTGCGGTTAGAACGCTTTGGCATGTTAGAATTCTGCATATCCTTCAATGATGCAATAGAAATCACCGAGTCGTCCTCAAATGACGCCTGTTGTGCCGGTTGCTCGTGAATGTTCACGCTGCGGGTTTTCAGACCAGCCAAGATGTTATCAATGTCGCTAGACTGGGGACCTCTCATTTCAGGGCGAGGCGCAGACGGTTGTGGCGTGCGAATGCTACGGTCGGGTCCATTCAAGTTAAACTCATTCGTCATATCTACACCCTGTTCGCGAAACATGGCTCCACGACTGGCATTAATGTCCGGGCGATTGCTGGGAGGTTCGTTTGTATATGTCATACCTGGACGAGGCGGAGGTGCCATACTTTGTGTGTTTACGGGTGCAGGCGGCGGGGGACCACGCGGTTTGGAGTTGTCTTGCATAAAGTTGTTCGCCATTGCAAAACCAGGCGATGACTGGCTCATGCTGCTCACGGTCGCATTCGTAAACATCTTCATTAGTTCCGGACTTTGTTTAATCACATCATTAAATGCGGGCGTAGCACTGGACAATGCTTTATTAGAGAAATTCAATACTGCCGCGCTAAAACCAACACGAAGCAATAGGGAGATTTCTGGCGCCATCTTGCCGCCCTTGTACTTGTCGTGCAATTCGGAAAAAATCTCCTCGTAACTATCAATATCCTCATTCACTTGTTCTCCCCAACCATCCAAATTCAGGTCAAATGGATTAAATGCAGTGTTTGCATACTCCATGGAATTGATAAACGTCATAAACCACCAGCCTTGTAACTTGACGCTGTCCTTTTTGCGCTTGTCCTCCAATGCGGTTTCATATTCGTCCTCTATCTCGTCAAATGCCGAATCCAAGGTAAAATTAGAATTGTGTTTAATAAGCCCCTTTTCATACCAGTCTTCTAACTTTTTAATCATCACCCGCTTCTTTCGTCGCACCTCACGTTCACTCAGCGTGGTCGCCTTCTCTGCGTTGAGTGGAATTTCATTAATCTTAGAGAATCCATCCCACGTCTTTGCATTGCCCATGCTATTGCGAGTAGCTTGCCCAATATTTGAACTGGATGGTTCTTCGTCGCGTTGCGGTTTATTCTGTGGGGCTTCTTCTTTGCTACCAAATCCGAACAAGTTTGCCGCCATTCCAGTGAGAGTTCTAGTGTTGCTCGGTGCACTGCTGCTACCCGCATTCTGGTTGCTTTGCCCAGACAGTTCATTTAATTCATTTTCTAAGTTGTCAAGTTCTCCTAAATTTAGGTTAGAATGGTTGGATGAGATTTTTTTATCATTCATTAAAAGTTCAATGCCAGACCCAAATTTAGAACTATTAAATCCAGGGCTAGATCCACCAATATCCAAAGAAATAGGGTCTAAATCGTCTAATGCACCTAGATCGATTACTTCCATTGTATTATGATATTTATGCACACTTGAATAATTAGATTGGAACGTGTTTATATTGTTTCATACTAAATAATCAAAAAATGTAAACTCAATATTTGTTCGTTATATGCAGCCTTTTTAAACCATTGAAGATTTAAAATGGGACGCCTATTAGGCGTTCCACTAGATATTCATGGGCAACGTTGCCGATAAATCAATTACACCATTTTACATTTCAAATGCCGATTTTTAATAATACAATTTTATGATTTCAACTAATTCTGTATTTTCTTCCCGTTCAATTCGTCCAATACATTCTTTCATTGTTTCTATCAATGTATCCAATTTATCATCAATATCCACTTTACTCACATTGGAATCGGGATTAAAACGAATAAATATCCATTTGCCGCTGTGTATCATATAGAGGTCATCATAACGAATTTCTTCATCAGTCTTGTCATACCCACGATGAGCAAATTCATCAGTTTCGGTTGCCAACATAGTATTGCCAATTAGCTTACGATGGTCAATCCGACGCCTATGCGTGCAATCGCAATTACCTGTATAAAGTGGTTTGTCATGTACAAATCCGTCAACATTTTCATTGATTTTATTTCTTACCATTATTTCTTTTGTATGGGCATAGATAACTTTACTGCGTGCATCCGCAGGAAAGCATCGTTTGAAACAGGTTGCACAGTAGCCGTCGTATTTAATACTACCACACCGACTATCAATCCAATCAATACAATTGAGACATCTGTTGCCGCCGCCGTGCGCTACACATTTATCGGTTTTGCCTTGGGCACTTGCACTGCAATTCGGTTCATTACATCTTTTGCCGCCACCATGTGCTACACATTTATCGGTTTTGCCTCTGGCACTTGCACTGCAATCTGGTTCATTACATCTATTGCCGCCACCGTGGGCTTTACATTTGTCGGTCGCTCCTTGGGCACTCGCAGTGCAATCTGGTTCAATGCATCTTTTGCCGCCACCGTGTGCTATACATTTATCGGTTTTGCCTTGGGCGCTTGCACTGCAATTCGGTTCAACACATCTGTTGCCACCGCCGTGCGCTACACATTTATCGGTTTTGCCTTGGGCACTTGCACTGCAATTCGGTTCAATGCATCTGTTGCCGCCGCCGTGTGCTACACATTTATCGGTTTTGCCTCTGGCGCTTGCACTGCAATTCGGTTCATTACATCTCTTGCCGCCACCATGTGCTACACATTTATCGGTTTTGCCGATGGCACTTGCACTGCAATCCGGGTCATTACATCTGTTGCCACCGCCGTGTGCTACACATTTATCGGTTTTGCCTTGGGCACTCGCACTGCAATCTGGTTCATTACATCTTTTGCCACCGCCATGCTTCTTGCATTTATCTGTTTTATCTCTGGCACCAGATTTACAATCTGGTTCATTACATCTGTTGCCTCCGCCGTGCTTCTTGCACTTATCAGTTTTGCCTTGGGCACTAGATTTACAATTCGGTTCATTACATAAACGTCTTTTACGCTTATTTATTACAACACAATATTCTTGCGACATTTTGGATATATTAGTTATAACATGTTAATTTTAAATCAATTTTATATAAATCGGCGTTTGAAATGTTCATCGGTGTAAACCAGTGCACATTTAAGTTTGCACAAACCATATTGACTAAATAATATGATAAATATTTATCGTACTATTGAATTTACATTTTGTTATTTTGTCACTGTTAAGTCAGCGACGCAAATGTGTAAATCCTCTGAAATATTAATATAATTATTGTTTCGTAAATACCAAATGCCTTGTAAGAATGCATCCGCCAAATCATCCTTTTTCTTTGTGTCTAGGGCGGTTCTCAACGATTCCATATTATTGTTTGCATTTATAATCTCTAAACAGTAATGCACTCCATCCTTCTTATGGGCTTTGTAGTCTGGATTAATGCCTTTTGTAGTGGACGGCACAGAAGGCTCTAACGTATTCTCGGGAACGTCATCGTCCTCCGTTAGTGTTCGCCTATTCACAAACTGTTTTAATTTATTCGCCGAGGATATAAAATCTATCTTTGCATTCTCGTTCGTCATTATGAAATACTGCGCCAACATTCCTTGTATGGTTTTCATTCTATTTGCAATCGGGGATATTTGGTTCTCAATTACAACATTGGTAACGTCGGCAATGTTCGCTGCTTCTTCTAAACACGTTTTCATATTGCGTCCAATCTCAATTAGGTCAGTTTCGGATGCCGTCTTGGATTTTTTAACTATAACTGGTTCATAACAATGTTTCTCAAAATAAGCCGTGACGATTGCCAGCAAATCCTTTTTCAACAACTTGTCATAGTTTGGAACCGAGATAAATATCAGATGTTTATTGCCAAATTTGATTAAATCGTCTACTTTCAGTTTCTTGATTGATGCGGGCTGCATTTGTTTGGTCGGAACAATGTATTGAGAACATTCCTTTGCGTGTTTGTCACAATAATATTTGTCGTGTTTCACGTATTTCGCCTTTTTGGTACATTCGGTCGGCTGAACCTTCTTGGATTTGGGCGTAGTCATACAACTGCATACATGTTCAGTTTCTTGTTTTGCCATTAAATTCAGAACTTCCCATCCTGTAATATTAAGTTCTCCTTGTGTGCAATCAAACACGCAGTATGCCATATTCTTAATTCCAACATCAAAACTAATTACCTTCATTTCTGAAACAATAAACAATATAAACTGCGTGGTTTATGTCGTTTGACCTAGAAACTATTATTTGCGGGTAATTACTGGGGCGATTTGCATCATCTGTGCATGTTCTCTGGTTAAATATGCATTCTTTAAATCACTCGCTGGTTTACCATATCGGTGGGTCGCATCTAACATACTAGTCTGCATACGAGGAGTATTTGTCACGTCATCCACCTTATTGCATTGAATAACCGGCAAGCCAGCATGTCTAACTGCGTGTCCGTTCTCGTTATTGCTCTCGCGGTAGTTATACTCCATTATGTCCTTTGCATTCTCTGTTAAATATTTGCGATACTGCCAGTTTGTAGTGATTCCGGTTTTTGCTATCAAATCCGCATTATTTGCGTTCTCGGATTGCCAATTGGCAGGAACGGTCTTGGGTATTTCCGGAAATTGAATATTCGTATGTACCGGATACATTGTGCGCGAAAACTCAAAGCTGGGTTTCGCATATGCACTGTCTAGATTTGTATATTCAGATGAAGATGAAAACATTATAATATATATTTTGAATATATTATAATCCTATGTTTTTAAAGAGTGCCAGTTTCTAATAACTTAATCAATTCCGCCTTTTTCATTTTACTTGGGTCGCTGCTTAATCCCTTTGTAATCGCCAACGTCTTTAATGCTTGCATAGACATCTTATTATATACTTCATTCGCCGCCTTTTCTGCGGCAGGCTCTGGTTGCATTTGTTCTAAATGTTGCACGTCCAACTTTTCTACAACAATAGGTTCAAATGCCACTAAATCAATGGGTTTATCGCTATCATCGCTATCTGAATCGTCCATATCATCAACCGGTAGTTCAGTTAGTTCTTCTACTTGGTCTAGCAAGATAACCTTCACTGAATTATTGTCGGTCTCATCCATGGGCGAAATGTGAATGTGCGTGTACTCGCCTTCATCCTCACTATCGTCGTCCTCAGCGTCTTCATCGTCGTCATCGCTATACTCATCATCACTGTCTTCATCATCCTCGCCCTCCTCGTCACTGCCCTCATCGCTGTCTTCTTCCATATCAGTAAACGGTTCAGATTTCTCAGCTTGACCGCCCAGCGCGGTCGCACCATCCGGTTCGGGGTAAAACAGTACGGGCGGGGAGGTTACACCAAATCCGTGAGTAGATCGCCGCTCACTGTTCAATTCCGTTACAATGTTGTTAATCAGTTCAAACATTGTATCACATTTCTGTTCTAGTGATATAAATCGCTGTCTAAAATGGTACACCAACAATAAGATTAAAATAAACGTAATGCCTAAACTTACAAAGAAGAATGTCTCCACAAAACTAAAAAGACCCATTTTATTATAAACTAATAAATTTTTCGTCAAATGCAAACGAACACGCAATAAAATGTTTGATTATAGTATATATTATAAAATGGATACACCATCTGCACCCGCTTCTCCTAAACTAGATATTGGCACGAGTGGAATTACCGTTAATAAAAACGTTCTAATCGCATTGTTGGCATTTTTGCTAATATTCTCCCTTTTAGGAATAAACGTATTGTATGTATTTGGTAACCTGTTTCAAATACTTGGCAATTTCTTCCAATCAATTGTGAATATCTTCAAACCTCTCATTGTGCAAATCCTATCTTTGTTTGGTTACACCGCAGGCTCAGTACTAAATACTACTGCGGATGTCGTATCGGTTACTGCAAAAACCGGAATTGATATTGCGACTGGTACAATTCATTCTGTTGGAAATATCTTAAAAGATGGCAGTTCAGGAGCAATTGACCAAAATTCAAAATTACAATTTGACAATGCATTGAATCAATCTAATATTAAAGGCGGTCTCCCTGATGCGGATAATGCAAACAGCAACATTCAAACGTCCATTGTTTCAGGAAAGTCGCAGTGGTGTTTGGCTGGCGACTACCAAGGCAAGAGAGGATGTGTAGAGATTGATAAAGATACGAAATGCATGTCTGGGCAGATATTCCCTAGCCAACATCAGTGTCTAAATCCAAATCTTACCCATAATATGTAATAGTCCACATAAAATTGAAACCTTTTTGTGAGTTAAATAAATGTAACAATTACACCAATAATACCAGAATACCTTATCCAAAATGCCAAAATCCAGAGATGAACGCTGCCGCCAGGCAATTGATAGCTATATGACGAATGCATATGCTGTACAATACAAAATTAATTCACTTACAAAAAACAAATCGGGGTCAATGCATTCTTATGAGATTGTTATGCCTAGACTGATTAAATTATATGATGTGGATACATATCATACAATTAACGGGACTGAATCTGGTCCCGGGGCAATATACAGCGAACAAGATTTGCCAACCGCGTCCGAATTTGCAACCGATTTTAACAACTATTTTGAAAATTTTGCATTTTATGAACAATGCCCGGACAATTCCGCAACGCAATATGATTTAATAAAAATATCTTACACCGAAATGACACATATTACGCAGACAGATGACGTCATGATTGCAGGCATCGAGGTAAAATATTTAAAAAAATATTCGCCATTCCCACCAGAGCCCCCTGAAATAAACCTTGAAACAAAACTGCGCGAATTAGAAAAACGTTATAGCGACCAACAAGCACAAGCCGCAATATTGATGCGTGAAAATAAATATTTTAGACGTCGGATTGCAAACTCCAACCGCGACTTATCTCGCGTTCGCGCAGAATACAATAATAAATGGAAAAATGTTGGCAATAAATTCGCCTCGCTGAAAACAATCATAAAAAATTTATATGAAAATGCCAATAAACAAGAAGATTGCCCTGTATGTTATGAATGCATCGCCGCTGACAAATTAACCGTGCCAGAATGTGGTCATTTTATATGTTCAAGCTGTTCGGTCCAATGTTCGCGATGCCCGATGTGCAGAGACGTAGAAATCGGTGATTACGTAGGAGAAGAAGATGATTCTAATAATTGAATTGGAATTAATGGTTCAGTGCTCTCATTTTGAGCAATAGTACAATTTGTTACTATTTTTTTATTTGCATCTGAAATATTATAATATAATCCATACTTAAATTCATATCTGGAAATAAAATTCTCCCTTTCAGCTGGACTATTTGTAGTAAGCACCATGTCAGTAAGTATATTAATATCATAAATATAACCTGGTGCAGTATAGAGGTTAATATCTTTTATTTTTAACATTCCAACATATATCGTGCCTGCAAAATCTTCCGATTTATTTGTTATATTAAATGTTACATTGCTTATAGATGTTGCATTGCACGATACGTTTTTGCCAAATATAACTTGTGGATTGAACCCTTTTAATGGAATACTTATTCCAATTTCACTGAACGCTGCTTCTGTGGTCGTTGTTTTATATTTTCCTTCAAAATGAATCCCCATCGGCACATTTAATTCATATACATATTGGGGCGAGTCGACAATATTGGTTATAAATATAGTAGATAGGGTAATTTCTGTTGGTTCAGTCTGTATTTCATTTAAGCCATTTGCAGATGTTGTTATCGTGTAAAATGAATAGGTATTTTCATCGGCGTTCTTTGTCTTAAACGTATCAGTTTCAATTACGTCGGTTATCGCATAACTCTTATCTGCTGAACCTAAGTAATTGTAGAGAGGAATGCTCGTATCATTATACAAATTGACAATAGGTCCCGGGACATCTGACGAAGATGTCGGTCTAGGTATCATATCGTCTAATGGGCAGCTTGGATCGGGATTAGAATAAACCGGAGTGCGCGTTATTACTACGCGGTCCGCCTGTAATACGTTGTCAAAGACATAACTTGCAGTTTCTGTATACGTTGTAGTATATGGGCGCGACTGATATTTTCCCGAAATAATCTGTGCATAACGTCCAGTTTGCGTTAAACTATTGGTTTTCGTATTCATCCGGTTGCCTGCATATTGCAATATTTCTGCTTTTCGGCGCATATCGAGTTGTTGTTGCGTATATTGAGGATAAGGCGATATGGGGGTTGCGCGAAATGATGGCATTGCAAACAATTGTTGTCGTTTTCTCAAACTACATATCAAATCTAGATTCATATTGATATTTGCCATTTGTAAAAATAAAATATAATATATATTTTCATTATATTTTACTACACTTAGTATCTAGATGAGTACCATCTGGACGACAGATAATCAAATCCACCAACTGGATTCATATCACTACTTGCCACTTTCATATTCGGACCAGATGAAACAATATTATTAATCTCAAACACATTCAATGCCCGACTATAATATCTTAAATTAGACAATTTACCCGAGAACCCGCCATTCTGGCAAACATACACATTGCCATAATTTTGTTTGGGTGTATTGTTTAATAATAGACGATTCACTACCACTCCATTTACATATACATCCAATACCGTGTTTTGCAAGCGCAGGGCAACGTGGAACCACTTCTGAATAGGGATATTGTCAATGTCAATGGTCGTATTTGGGTCAGTTGAAGATACCGTATTCATTATGATGTGCAGTTTGTTTTCCATCGGACTAACGTACATTCCCGGTCCATTATTTACAGTGGATAAATTCGTATTGCTATCTAAATTGCCGTCTCCTTTGCTAAACACGTGTTGGTATTTGCCCGCATCTTTGCCCAAATCACTTAAATATAACCAGGATGACCATGTAAACTCCATGCCCTTAGATTGGTCATTTGATCTATATATCGGTATCGCATTCGTTTGTTTTGGGTCCTGGGGAACCACCTTTGACATGTTACCATCAATCATCCCGTTTATAATATACGGATCAGGCGACGGTTCGCTAAAATAACCAACGATTGATACTCCTAAATTAAACAATATTAAAAACACCACCAATACTAGCAGTATAAATGCAAATTTGGCAATAATCGTATTTGCCGTTAAAAAATCGGTGGTAGCCCCCGCTGCTGCGCTCGCTTGGCTAGAAAACTCATTAAATGTGCCAGATAAGGCACCGCTTGCATTATCAACCGTGCTGCCAAACCGTTCAGCAACAGCCTGACCATAATTTAGACCGGTAGATGGTACATTTGGTTGAAAATTCATATTATATTTTATATTATAATATAGATTGGGATTATTTGTCAGACATTTCTATTAAATTATGGTCTATTCATTTTACCTAAAACGAGAACCTGGTCTGTTCCACCTTATTCTTTAATACAGACACATCTATGCCATATGACGAGAATGCACGAGAAATACCATTTGTGCCATTGCCTTCTAAATACGTGTCCAACGCGCTTTGCGGGTCAATTGGCGCGCTCCACCGCTTAAACTCGGCGACGAATGCATCAAACGGTGCAAATGTTTGTCCGGTTTCGCTATTTCCTAAATAAACTGGACTGGCAGTTGCGTCAGGGGGGGAGAGGGGCATTGTGGCAATGGTTACTGGTGGGGTATTGGCGCTAGTGGTGGATGCGTAAAAACGCTGCGACTTAACTAACTTACCATCCAAGTATGCGTCTACAAATTGATTGTCTACACTCACTCCGACACATACCCACTTTTGGAGCGGGAAGTTGTTGGTAATCGTCATCGTCATCGTCGGAGGCACATTATTCACCGGCGCGCCGTTCATTGTCATGTCAAGCTTTAATGTGGGGCTAGTATTATCTAAATATAACCGTATGTTGTTCTTACGGCTAAAAATGGTCTTGGTGCTATTGTTATTCCACGTATTCACATAGACCCATATACTGTATCCATAACGACTATTTCTTGCGCCATCAATCTTAGTAATTGGCGGAATTGATGCGTTTAAATTTGCGTTCTGTGATAGTTTGGTCACGGTACCCGTTAAATATGCATATAACACATATACTAATAGTAGTATAACAACTGACAGAATTATAGTTGTAGGTGTCATTCTTATATAGTTTCATTACAAAATATTTGTTGGCGGATTTTGTTTCATTAGTAAATTGTACGAGGTCGCGATTTGCCCCTTTGATTGCGGAACATAATGATATTTAATGTTGCATATGGCTCCATCCAGTCCATCTGTTGAACCGACTGATATTACATCGCTGGCTAAGTATTCTGGTTCATTGCCGTCAAATACAAATGTTTTTTCTAAATGTCCGTTTATAAATAAATCTACTTGGGAGGAAGTATAATTAAATACTATTTGATTCCACTTTTGCGGTTTTATATTTACAGTGTAACTTTGGTTCGCAGTGTTGCCCTTATTTGTATAGTACACCTTTAATACATCTGGCGTTTTACTACCATCGTTATCCACGTTATTCACATAAGTCACCTTTGGCAATCCATTGCCGTAATTAAATATTTCGCTTTCTTTCGCATAAGAAGCGTAATTGGGCGGTTGAAGGTTTAAGTATACCCACATTGATATGCTATATGACCGTTTGTACGTCGTCACTGCATCTTCCGCGTAACCGGTGTTTTTAAACGCCAATGATTCTCCACTGCCCAATTCCTTCTTTATATCTAGAAACGCAGTATCGGCGAGTAGCGATGTACCTTCACTTGCCGTCGCCTTATTTACTATTTTAGGTATATATATGTACAACAATGCAGCAACTAATTCCAATAGGAATAGATAATAAACCAAGTGAGACGTTAGTCCAATTTCGCGCTTAATATAACTGATAAAATCTAATACTAAACACGGGACATAAAACAATAAATTAACTATCCACCCTTTCCAACCCCCAACGGTTTTCAAATAATTGCTATAAAAATAGAATATAATGGACAATGCGATTATTGTAGCGAACGTTAATATACCAGACAATGCATATAATATTGTACTAGGCGCGGTCGCAGTGCTGGTTGATAGGTAGTATAGAGCCAGACCGAATATTAACGAAACCGATGTCAATGCCATTATTACATATTTTACGGCAGTGCCAGCAAGATTAGTCAATCCTAGGTATGCTAAGCCGCATAACAATAATGACAATATTGGATACGTTAGTCCCATTGAATAAAAATAAAATGCGGCTCCGAACATTACTCCCAGTAGCAAGAATGCATACAGAACTGCATTATTAGATACATCGTTACCACTAAACTGGCTAACTAGCATATATGCAAATGCACTACCAATTACTGCTAATATTGGATATAAGTATTTATATATATCGGTTGTTTCTGCGGCTGGGTCAGACGCCGCATAGTTCAGTACAATCGCAATGGTTATTATCGCGCCAATGAATATGCCATATGCACGGTTATTTGTCGCTTCTGTAAAAACACTCTTTCCAAATTCAGACATTTGTTTCAATATGTAAACCAATGGTGCTATTAAAATGTAGTAAATAATTGCGAATATGCCGGCGAAAGATCCCGCAATTCCATTCTTTAATGTTTCAAAATCCATTTGATTGTTTATTATACAATAACGTATATTTTATTGTATAGTTTCCTCATTTACAAGTTCTCCATTGTAGTTTTCTTTCCGTGACATTCACGACACAATGCGACTAAATTATCTATGTGGTTACTTCCACCATATTCTAACCTTACTGTATGATCCACTTCAAACCACGCACTCAACTGGTTCTGGCAATCATTGCACTTCCAATTCTGTCTGGATGCCACAAACTTCTTTTTGGTCTCACTAACCGACCGCTTTGTTGATTTTTTGCCGGAATTCGCAATACGGTTCTCGGATGCCTGTTGCTGATTGCTATTAGACATTGGAAGAATCGGATACTGCTGGCTGCTTTCGTTCGCAAAACTGTGTTTGGATGTAAAATCTAATATTGGCGAAATGATATTTGATGCATTTTTGTCAATTGGCAAATACTTAATATATTCATTGGATGCCGTCACCATTTCGCGGGCTCTTAGCGGATTGCGCTTAAATAATATATAAAACATTAGCGCTCCAAATGCAACGCCCGCCATTTGATAATATTTTTTGCCTGACGATAACATTCGCATATATTTGCCATCCGTATATATGTTTGCCATTATGAATCCGGCGATTATGAGAATTATTAATTCCATACGCATGATGATATTTTATTCTTATACACTATGCCGATACATTTTACTCGTAATAGACATATATCAAAAATAGACATAACAATATTAATATTATGTGCACATATTGCCGTCTGATATGAATTCGTTCATGCAAATAAACTGGTTTCGGCTTATATTCCGCGCGATATTTCTCTAATGCGTCTGCAAATAATACCTCATTTTTTCCCAACATCGCGTTAAACTTATTATGTATAAAATGAACCCATCGCACAAAGGAATCGCGATTGTCCAAGTACGGACTTACTGGATATTTGTCTAACATTTCACTAAACTTATTCCCCATTTCCGCTATCGGTATAAACAACGGCATGTTCTGTATTAAATCATAATATTTTCGTTTGGTTACTTCATTCGGCGTCAATGGATACGCTTCTGCAATCGTGTGTAAAAAAAACCAGTAATGCGGTCCCCACACGTTTTGGTCAAATATCATTCCTTATTATACAACAGATATAAAGCTTTGAGACATCATTATCTTAGATTAAACTTATTATGACAGATAATTATTGTAACAATTGCGGCAAACAAGGACATATATATAACCAATGCAAGATGCCGATTACCAGTGTCGGAGTTATTGCGTTCCGGTATAACAACAAGCAAATTGAATATTTAATGATACGACGAAAAGATACATTGGGATTTATTGATTTTATGAGGGGGAAATACTTCGTCAACAACAAATTTTACATTCTAAATATGTTGAAACAGATGACTGTCACCGAAAAAGAACGTCTTCGCACATTGGAATTTGACGAAATATGGTGTCATATTTGGGGAAACAATAAACTGTCATCGCAGTATAAATACGAAGAAAACGTTTCAAAAACAAAATTCAATTCATTGCGTACTGGTATATATTGCAGCGATGCTTACTATAATTTATCTGAACTAATTGACGAAAGCAATAAGCACGATAATTGGACCGAACCGGAATGGGGATTTCCAAAGGGTCGCAGAAATTACCAGGAGAATGATTATACTTGTGCTTTAAGGGAATTTAACGAAGAAACTGGCATAGATAGGTCGGCTCTTACTATCTTGCAGAATATTGCCCCTTATGAAGAAACATTTACGGGGTCAAATTATAAGTCATACAAACATAAGTACTTTTTAACCTTTATTGAAAACGCGTCCACTATAAATATGAATAATTATGAAAAATCCGAGGTTAGTTGTATGGAGTGGATGTCATTTGAACGATGCATACAAGTGATTCGTCCTTACAATTTAGAAAAACTGGATACAATGAACAAGATTAACCATACGCTCACTTCCTTCCAGATTTCGCAAGTGATTTGATAAGTAAACTATATGTAAAATTATATGCATATAGTTTAAAGTAGTAGAATAGGATGTCTCAATTTACAGAAAAATCAAAGCCTATCCCCAAAAATCGCACCCTGAAACAACCACGTTGTCCGAAAGGTGAATATAGAAACCCGACAACCGGCATTTGTGAGCCGATCGCTCCAAATGTTACTGGTAAAAAACCGGTTATGGGATGTTCTGCTACATATGTACCGACGACTGATGCGGAACGTAAACGCGCAGATGAACTAGATAACATGACCGGACAACCGCTTAGAGATATATTGTCTGACTTGCAAGGCGAACCGCGAGGCAAAAAATATATAGCCGGCACCAAAACGAAACAGGATCTTATCAACTTAATTGTATGTTTGGAAAATAATGCCCGAGAAGTAGCACCTGCCACAGAACCTGTGTCAGCTACTGATGCAGCATCCAGCGCCGATGCGTCTATCGCTGAACCCGTGCCCGTTCCTCTGCCCGCGCCAGTGCTTGTGCCTGAGCCCGTTACTGAACCAGTTGCCGAAGAAGAAGTAAAGGAAACCGACAGCATATATGCTGATGTGGCTGAACCAACTGTTCAGAGTGACATGCAATTGCCCAGTGCCGAATTGAAAATGCAAAATGATATGGGCATTGCTCCGGCTGATATGAACACCAAGGAAGGAAACGAGTATTTACAGAAAAGAGAATTAATTGAACATTTGGCGAGCCAAAGTGATGAGAACTTGGACTTTCTATATCCGGAATTAAACGACCCCGAATTCAATGTTAAAATTGCAAAACGCAAGGAATTCCATGATTCAATGTATGACGGCAAAATTCGCGATATTAAAACGCATGCAAATATGTTATGCGATGCGGATTTTGAATTAATGCCCCACCAGATGTTTGTGAAAAACTTTCTTTCGTTCCAAACGCCATACAACTCTCTTCTTTTGTATCACGGGTTAGGTACTGGTAAAACGTGCAGCGCCATTGGCATTGCGGAAGAAGCGCGCGGATTTATGAAGCAAATTGGCGTTAATCAGCGTATATTAATTGTCGCTTCGCCAAATGTGCAGAACAACTTTCGGCTTCAACTATTTGATGAACGCAAATTAGAGGCGGACGGAGATTTGTGGAACTTGAACACCTGTATCGGCAATACTTTGTTAAAAGAGATTAATCCCACTGGCTTGCGCGGCATACCAAGAGATAAGATTATCAGTCAAATCAACACCATTATCAATAAATACTATTCATTCGTTGGATATACAGAACTTGCTCATTTTATACAGAGAAAGGTTCTCAATTTTGACGAGACAAAGTACTCGGACCGAGAACGTAAAGAGGTAAAGTCAAAACGCATCCGCAAATTCTTTGATAATCGGCTTATTATTATTGACGAGGTGCATAACATCAGGCCAACTGATGACAATAAGGAAGGTACCAAAATCGCGTCATTATTGAAGGACGTATGCAAATATGCAGAGAACATACGATTGTTGTTGTTGTCCGCCACGCCAATGTACAACAGTTACAAAGAGATCATCTGGCTCACGAATATATTAAATGCAGTAGATAAGCGAAGTATGATAACCGAATCCATGGTGTTTGATAAGAATGGCGATTTTGTTCAAGGCGGTACCAACGACAATGGACGCGTCATTGAAGCCGGCGATGCACTTTTGCGCCGTAAGCTAACCGGTTATATTTCTTATGTGCGCGGTGAGAACCCATACACATTCCCGTTTCGTATATATCCCGAGATATTTTCACCTGAACATAAATTAGACTTGGAGAACTATCCCAAGATGCAAATGAACAAAAAAGAGATTGAAGAACCCATTCAACATATTCCTTTATATGTTACAAAAATGGGGGAATACCAGGAAAAGGGATATAATCGCATTATGGATTACCTGCGCAATCGCACTGGCGATGTAACCGATAAGTATGGACAGACGAAAACTATGCCTACCTTTGAGAACATGGAAACATTTGGATATACTCACCTAGAAAAACCAATACAATCACTTGATATTGTGTATCCAAGTCCAGAATTAGATAACGTTGCTGAGGGCGATGCAAATATTGACACATTAGTTCAGAATATGGTCGGTAAAAATGGTCTCGCGAAAATTATGAAACATAAGACGAGCGATGTCCTCAAATACGATTACGAATACAATGAAGATACTTTAAAAAGATATGGTAGAATATTCAACAAGGAGAACCTACACAAATATAGCAACAAAATGTCAGATATTTGCAATAAAATAATGTCATCTAGCGGCATAATCATCGTATATTCTCAATATATTGATGGCGGTGTGGTCCCTATGGCTCTTGCCTTGGAAGAATTGGGGTTCTCGCGATATGGGTCTGCCGGATATACCAAATCGTTGTTCAAGAATAAACCGACAGAACCGTTGGACGCCGTTACTATGAAACCTAAATCGCAAAACGCCGCGGGCGTTGCTTTTAATCAGGCACGTTATGTCATGATTACAGGTGATAAGCGGTTCTCGCCGAATAACAATGATGACTTAAAATATATTACTAACCCGGAAAATTCACTCGGACAGAATGTAAAAGTCGTGCTTATTACCAAGGCTGCCGCCGAAGGTCTAGATTTCAAAAATATTCGTCAAGTTCATATAATGGAACCTTGGTACAATATGAATCGCATTGAACAGATCATTGGTCGTGGTGTCCGCAATCGTAGTCACTGTGGTCTGCCGTTTGAAGACCGCAATGTTGAAATATACTTGCATGCAACCGCACCCAATAACGACGAAGAACCCGCCGATATGTACGTTTATCGGTTTGCCGAGAAGAAAGCAACTCAAATCGGCAAAATTACGCGTATCTTGAAAGAGACCTCCGTAGATTGTATTTTGAATATCGGACAAACCAACTTCACCATTGAGAAATTGCTAGAACAAGCCGAAAATAAGAATATTAAGATTAAATTGTCTAGCAAACCGACCGAGGAAATTGATTATCAGGTGGGAGATAGAGCATTCACCGATATGTGCGATTATATGGACAATTGTAGTTTCACGTGTTCAGCGGGTGCGACAGTTGAGCCCGCGGATGTGACCAAAGATACGTACAGCGAAGATTATGCGAAGATTAACCACAGTATGATTGTGAAACGTATTCGTGAATTGTTCAAAGAGAAGGCTGCTTATGGTCGGACCGAACTGATTAACTCCATTAACATTCAATCCACTATTCCAAATAAACAATTGATTAGAAACATTGCGACAAGTTTCCCGAACGAGAACATTGATTATAAATACAATGAAATACAAATAGATTTCGCACTGACTCGGTTTGTCAATAATAAAACCGAATATTTAATTGATAAGTACGGCAGACGCGGGCATCTAACCAATGCTGGGAATGTCTATGCATTTCAGCCGACGGAAATCACGGACGAACGAGCATCTATATTTGAACGAAGTGTGCCGGTGGATTATAAGCCTACCGCGCTGCAATTAGAACTCCGATTGAAAAATACGGATGCCGCACCCACCGAAAATCAGACCGTCGCCGAGATTGATGCGATTAAAGGTGTCCGTACGTACGCCGATGTTTTACAAGCTATTACTGACAATATGAAAACTGCCATTATTATGAACGAGTTGGAGACGGGCGAGGTTGACTGGTACAAACATTTGGGCAATGTTACGTTTAAACTAAAACAGTTTCATAGTTTTTTAACGGACGATTTAATCACGAAGTATGCCATTCATCACTCCGTTGATACATTGCCGCTAAGTGACAAGTTGTTGGTCTTGCAATATTTGTATAATGATGAGAACAATAAATTGTTAGATGTAGAACGAAAAATAAAAGCACATTTAGATACAAAAATTATGCGCGCAGGTTCTCAATCTGGTATTCTTTTTATGTTAGATGAGAATGAAAAATCTACGTTTAAGATTTTTGTGCAAGACGCGGCTGACCTGGGCGTATGGAACGAACTGCCATCTACTGATTATACCCTATTTAAACCCGAATTGTCCAAATATATTGTGAATGTTCGGAATTATAACGATATAATTGGTTTTATGAGCACATTTAAGAATAATAAGATTGTGTTTAAAACGAAAAAGCTCACCGATAAACGCAACAACAAGGGCGCCTATTGCGAAAATGCCGGGAAAAGTGACATTGTTATGAGACTAAACGAAATCGCGGGTTCTCCAATCTACTCCGAAACCGCCATAAATAAAGAC